CGTAATCGCTCTCTTATACAATTCCATCAACATCTCCCATTCTTCTTGCGTCCTACTGTATTTTATCTCGCAAAGATATGGAAATAATGGGCTGCAAAACGCAACGCCCTGTTGTAGGTGAACGTACATTCGCGCATCAGCTATCATTGTCCTGATCTTTTTACTAGCGACACCAAGATTTTCTGGTTGGTCGTAGCCTTGCATCACTGCTGGCCAGAGTGCAAAGTTTTCTGCGGCTACGTACTCTCGTATGTCACGCTCACTCGCAAGCATGACTAGAAATAAATTTGCTGCCATTATCTTCCCCTTTAATCATTTTCTTCCATGGTTCATAATCTTTAAAACTAATTTTTTTTATTAAACGCCCATTCACCCAGCGTTGGAAATGACGCGCACGTTTTAGCTCAAATTCCGAAGCATAATATTTTCGTTCAAGCATCCGCATCACAAAAGGATCACAACCCATATCTTTTATTTTCTGCACCCGATGCATATCTTGATCGAACGTAGTATCAAAACCGATTAAAATAAAAAACTGGAGTTTATAAGGCTTTATCCCTGCGTCAACACATCGCTTAAAACCGCGCATTATTAGCTTTTCGTCTTTAGGTCTGTCCCAAGCAAAAGTCAATTGCTTCTTCTTGTGACTTGCATTTCTAAAATCTACTTTGGCTAAATATTGAGCTTGTTCTTCCGTCAAAAGCCTTATATTCAACCCTTGGACAAAAGAAGGTCTAATACTATGCTCAATCATATATTGCATGTTATCTTCCCAGTCTGGGCCGCCAAAAAAATCGTTGTCCATCAAAACAAGATCTTTCGATGGTTTGACCATCAGATCTTTGATCCCAGAATAGCGAACATTCTTTCCCTCTTTTTTGGGCACGACACAAAACTTACATGCCAACCTACACCCTTTTTGGCTAAACCCAAGATTTCTTTCAAAGTTTGGATACAAAGCTTTCCAGGCTTCAAACCGTGGACGAATTTTTTCAATTTCGCTAGGTAATTTTAAAGATGGATCAATGCCAGTTCCGCCCTCTATGGTGTCCATAGGGAGATACAAAGGGCGTTTAGTCGTATTAAAAATACGACTTGAATATATTTTGTCATAATAACTAGTGTTAAAAGGGGTAAACCACTCCACACTATGCCCTTGCAAAATGTGATATTGCGCTATCTGCAATAAAGCAAGATTTGGGAATTTTCCGTCTTGTTGGTTGACAGCAATCCTCATCTTCCCCTCGCTCTTTTGGTAATAAAACTCACGACAGTTTTGGCTTTGACTGCCCAAGCGGTAAAACCAAGTGGGCAGGTGCAGCGCAATCTAGTCCTCCGGCACTTCTTGCACCGAGGCTTCTGGTCGTTGTGAATCAGTATTGGTTTGATTGTATTCGTCTTCGCTGACATACATTTCCTTTCCGTCTCTAGTTACCAAGTACCATCTCTCTCCGGTGTAATAGTTAACCACCATTACGAACCTCGTTTTTTTCTTTGATTGCTCCACGAAAACTCCCTAAGTTTCTCTGCTGCAGTAGCAGATCTAGATATTTTACGTAGATTTCTTTGACTGGTAAACCATTACTGTGTTCCCAGTGCCAATAACATTGGCTTGTGATTCCAAGTTCCAAACACATCTTTGATTTAGTCCATCCAAGCTTTTCGCGAGCTTGTTCAATAACTTCAATTGTGTACATACACGCTCCTCTCATTTTCTTAAATAGTTTGATATAAATATAAAGTTGTTTGAATAATTATGCAAACAATTTTAGTTCTTCTTCACTCATTTCTTGGACTATTTCATCGAAAGTGTTTACTAGAAGATGACAGTTTTCATAGAAGTATTGGCGATCGCCAGCTTTGTTGCGCTTCCGAATTTTACGCACACCTTTGCGCATCAAAAGGGGAGAGAAGAGGGAAAAGAATCGCTGCTTGCTGTAAGGTTGTCTACCGCAAAGATCCATGTGTTCGCAGAAGGATTTGTATAGTGCATCACTCTCTACGCTACTGCCTTTTTTACATACAACGCACTGCTCCACAAAATCGGCGACAGGATTTGTCAATGCTCGTATTGACCTAAGTTCCTGCGCACCTTCTTCGCAATGTGTCCAGGATTGATTCTTGCACAGTCTTTGCAGCCCAAGTAATGCCCAGTTAAATATGCCACTAATCTCTCTATCAAGATCAGCATCTAAATTTACATCTTCTGCGCCAGCAAAACTGCGTCTGAAGGGCAGGACTAAAAAACGATTGGAAAGTGCATCGCTACCATCAGAGAAGCTCGGCACTTCGTTGGCGATCATCGTTAGCCTGGACTTTAGCTGAATCGATAGTGGCTCTAGGAATTTTCGATTGACCATGACAGTGTCGCAGCCGGAGATATTGAGTAAAAGTTCCTTGGCCCGATTCTGTAATCCCTTTGGAGCGTTGTGTGCATCAGCAATGACAGCAGTCTTTCTACCGAGTAGGGATTGTAGGCCAAAGCTTTCAGTCAGTGTCGTTAATGAAATACCAGCAAACATGTCTTGCCCGACCAGGCGCTTTAGAATTCTGCTGATAGTTCCCTTACCAGATCTGCTGACCCCAATCATCAACATAATCTTTTGGTACTTGGCATCAAATATTAGGTTATAGCCCATCCACTCTTGCAGTAAATCAATGCGCTCTCTGTCATTATCGAAAACTTCCATTAAGAATTTTTCCCAACGAGGGCATTCAGCGTGTGGCAGGAATTCATAGTCATGCTTACCAACAACAAAATGCTCCTGACCGAACTCAAGCATCACAGGAAACTTTGGCGACTTTAAATCTAGCACGCCATTTTCAAATGCAATCTTGGCTGGATCAATTACAAACTCTTCTTTATAGACTTTATTAAATAAAGCTTTGGCTGTTTGATTGATACACGACTGGTTAAAAGATGTGTACTCCATGTCCAAATGGATCTCTGCGGCTATCTCATCGCGATTTATTGGTTGCCAGACTTGGCCAGTATAGCCATACAAGTCACCGAATCTGCAGCGCAATGTTTGATTTGGATATTTACGCGCCAGAAAAACTCTAGCGTTTGTCGGGCAGTGTGCAGAATACTGACTCTGACTCACTGTTTTTTCAGTCACTTCACCCATAAGCTCTGCAAAATCAGCTTTATACTGCTCTTCGGCTTGATCGATTACATCAAAAACTGCAGCGGCATTGTCTTCGCCTAACTCGCGCTTGCCGTAGCGATACGCATTACCAATCTTGAACCGTAAAGTAGCCTCGCCCCAGGGTGGAGTGTTTTGCGCATCCCACTTAATCATGCACTGCAACGCTTTAGCTGGAGACAGGCCAAAGTCTTTGGCTTTAAGTGCGATACGAAATGCAGAGACATCGTCAACATCCTCGCATGGCCCAACGCCTACTAAGTACTTATTAAATCTTTTGACGTTACCGACGCCATCGTCATAATCTTCTAGCCCTTCGCCACTTGACCACTCGTAATCCTCACTGCGCACCAACTTATCGATTAATACTTTTGGCGCGTAAGAGACAGCAGTGAAATCTTTGCCTAAACAAGCATCATCTAATTTATAGCTTTGCTTTGTCTCCGGATGTATCGACCCTGGACAGACAACTTGGCTGCCGAAAGATAAAAAGTCGATCCCAGGGTATTCGCTCAGTTTTTTACGCACAGCTTGTTTTGGATCTTTCTTAAAATAAAGATGCAATCCACCACTACCGCTGATTACTTTAAGCGCTGCAAGGCTCTCGATATCTAACTGCAGATCTTTCGATAACTTGATTAAAGACTCTTTGCCGCCATTTCTCGGATCAATGTCCAAGATTAAATCGCCAGAGTCCAAGGCCCAGCCATAATTGCCCTCAATTGGTTTGGCAGAGTATGGACTATTAACCCAGTCCTTAGTGATCGGTATCTTCCCTGCAAGAGGGATCGTTCGTTTTTTGGCGTCAAGATACAGTTTTTGGTTTTGGTTCACACACACTTCCTAACCTAACAATCTTTTTAGTTCACTATCATTCGATAGTTGTTTTTTTACTTCCTCAAAGTCAAAGCGATACGCCTTGCCGACTTTATAATGAGGTATTTTTCCTGCCCTACACCATCTAATGATTGTTCTTTCACACACACGAAAGTACAATGCTATTTCGGGTAGAGTGAAAGTAACTTTTACTTTTCCTTCATCGCTCATGGCTAACTCTTTCTTTATAGATAAACACAAATAAATTTAAAATGAGTTGTTGACAAATGCAAGCTATATTTGTACGGTTATGTACATCAAAGTACTTTTAAGTACAAAAAAAGGCAAAGAAGTAAAAGAAGTGAAACAGGAAAATCAGTTAAAAACAGAACAAAAATTGGAACTTAAAGGCTTCCAACGGATGTCAGTAGCATGGCTAAAAGATATCCGTAAAGGAATCCTTGGCCTCGACCAGGGGCTTGGGAAGACTGTGATTAGCGCAGCCGCGCTCGCCGAACTTCCTGCACGTAAAGTGCTAGTGGTTTGTCCTGCGAGTATGCGAATTCCTTGGAAACGTGAGTTAAAGAAATGGGCCAACATCGACGCCCAAATATACCCTGAGTCGGGACAATGTACTATTGTGTCCTGGGCTTCTTTATCTAAGATCTTTGGATCACATCTTAATTCTCACATTATTTTAGATGAGTGCCAGTACATGAAATCAAGGACAGCTAAAAGAACTAAAGCTGCGATGAAATTAGTAAAGAGTGCAGAAGATGTCTGGGCGTTGTCTGGCACACCGATACCCAATCGGCCAATTGAGATCTGGCCACTTGGGTTCTCAATGGGTATGATTCCGAATGATTATAGATCTTTTGGATATAAATACTGTGCCGGATGGAAGACACCCTGGAATACTGAAGATTTTACTGGCGCAAGTAACCTGGAAGAACTTAGTGAGTTAGTAAGCAAGCGGATGCTGCGCATAACTAAGGACATGGCCAAACTACAATTGCCATCTAAGAGCTATCAAATTATAAGCTTAGATTTGCCACTGGATAAACGCGAAAAAGAATATAAGCTGCAAGATCTTAAAGGCAAAAGCACTCCACTTGGCCTAGTTGGGCTAAGTGAGATTCTACAGGCACAAGGCTTAAAAAAGGTAAAGCCAGCAGTTGCTCATATTAAAGATGTGCTTGAGCATGAGCAAAAATTAATAGTGTTTGCATATCACAAAGCAGTGGTAGCGGAACTGAAAGAACAGTTAAAAGATTTTGGTGTTGTAGAGCTTGTCGGCTCCACAAACATGAAGGCTCGACAAGAAGCTGTCGATAGATTCCAAAAAGATCCTGGGGTTAGAATCTTTTTAGGAAATACAGAAGCGTGCAAAACAGGCCTCACTCTGACTGCAGCCAATAGAGCAGTTTTTGTCGAAAGTTCTTGGTCACCGAAAGATATTGATCAGATGGTCGATCGAATGCATAGAATTGGGCAATCAAAGCCAGTGTTGGCGCAGTTTTTGACTACGCATCAGAGTATTGATGAGTATCAGCTACGTCGAGCATTGGAAAAGTTGCAAGTGATAGATGAGATTATCAAACCATCAAGTATGGATGGTTGTAATGAAAGGGGTAAAGACATGACGGAATGGCAGGTTATTGTTAAGAAACAAGGCGAGCGAATTGCACTAGCATTGGAAGAAATATCTTTAGCACTACACCACAACTGCAAGAATGTAAAACGCATCGCGGATTATTTGGAGCAATCGAAAGAAGTGGTGGAGGCAGAGCCAAAACCAAAAACGAAAAAGAGAGGTCGGCCTAAGAAGAATGAACAATCTGAGGCACGCAAGGCTCTTGCGAAACAGGTAGACGAAGAGTGTAAAAGGCTGGAGCGAGAAGAAGAAGAAAGTCTTGTTGAACAAATTGTAGACAATGTGGCCGAAGCAATAGAAGCTACATTCGATGACTGCAGAATGGCTTTAAAGAATCTTCTGGATTTAAAGGGCAAAGATGTGTGCCACGAACAACTGAAAGAGTGTGGTGCAGGTACTTTAAGCCAATTGAAGGAAGAGAACTACACAAAATTTGTAGGACTTTGCAAAGGGAAGATCGATGCAAAAGATTGATCACAAAAGCAGAGCGCACGCGGTGCTGGCGCCGTCCAGCGCAAGTCGTTGGATGTCTTGCCCAGGTAGTGTGAATCTATCGGAACGAATGCATGAAATTGCGCCTCCCGAAAGCTCGTCACATGCCGAAGAAGGCACGCTCGCACACGAAGTGGCGGAGCAAGAAGTTGCTCTGCTACTAGATGGCGTGCAGCCGGAATACAGCGATAAAGTAAACGAGCAGATGATTGCTCATGGAAAAGCTTATGCGCAATACATTAGCGATGAAAGCATTCTGGCTGACAAAGTTCTAATTGAGCAGAAGCTAGACATGAGCAGTGCGATACCAGGCTGCTGGGGAACAGTAGATTGTTTGGTTATGAGCAAAGGCGGAGCGCTGCATGTTATTGATTACAAGTATGGCATGGGAGTCAAAGTTGATGCTGATACAAACTATCAATTGATTTGCTACGCTGCCGGCGCGTTTCTTGCCCACAACGAAGAATATCAGTTTGATAAAGTGATGTTGACTGTGTATCAACCAAGGTTAGATCACATTGATACTTGGGAAACTACGATAGATGATCTGCAACAGCATATGAAGCTACTGGCTAATGCAGCAAGAGCAGCGTTGGGTGGAAGTGAATTGTTCGCGCACGGAGATCATTGCAAGTGGTGTCCTGCAAAACCCATATGTCCAAAGTTGTTGGCCTCAGTGCAGAAAGCACTATATAAATGCGCTGCTGGTACTGATGCCCCAACACCAGAAGTGTTTGGAGAGTTTCTATACATAATCGAAGTGTTGGAAAAGTGGAGCAAATCAGTTAAAGAAGCGGCTTTGCGTGCCGCTAAAAAAGGTCGAGTACCTAAAGATAGAAAATTAGTCGAGGGTAGGCGATCTAGAGTCTGGATCGATGAGAAAGCAGTTATAGAAGAGTTTTCAGTAGATTTAGGAGAGGATTTATGGACGCGCAAGATTATCACACCAGCCAAATTGGAAAAGATAGTGGGCAAAGATCAAGTGGCAGAGTTCGTTGAAACGAAGCCAGGGAATATTAGTTTAGTACATTATACAGATCCGCGAAAACCGGCTGCTACTGAAGCAGAACTGGCTTTCGAGGAAATAAAGGAGTCAAGATGAAAATAATCACACCTACATTTAGAGCAAGTTACCTTAACATTTTTCAACCTATGCCCGACCCACAAGGTAGGCATAAGTATAGTGTTCAGATGCTTTTTCCAAAAGACAGCACTGATTTAACACCATTAAAGAAAGGCATTGAAGACGCAATTAAGGCTAAGTGGGGAAGCTTAGAGAAAGCGCCAAAGCCTTTGCGTACGCCACTGCGAGATGGAGACGTGGAAAAAGAACCAGGGTCAGTTTACGAGGGCATGTGGTTTTTGTCTGCATCAGCGACTGAAGAGAGGCAGCCTGGTTTGGTCGATCAAAAGTTACAGGCGATCATTGACCCTGGCTCTGTTTACTCTGGCTGCTGGATGCGAGCGCAAATTAGCTTTTATGCTTACGATAAAGCTGGGAATCGCGGAGTAGGAGTTGGACTGCAGAATCTGCAGCTTGTAAGATTAGATGACAGATTGGACGGACGCGCTAAAGCAGAAAATGCCTTTGGTGTTATTGAGGAAGAAAACTTAGAGAAGTTGGCTCAAGACGAAATAGACATTTTTTCATGACCAAGATTCACATAGACATAGAAACTTACTGCGAGTTGGATCTAAAGAAAGTTGGTATGTACCGCTACGCTGATCATTCTAGCACTGAGATTCTATGTCTAGCTTACGCAATCGACGATAAGCCGGTAGAGATTTGGAGGGAGCATACGGATGTGCTTCTCCCAGAATCTTTTATCAAACTTTTATCCCAAAAGGACACAATTCTTTATGCGCATAACGCAGCGTTTGAGCGCACATTGTTAAACAGTGACGCTGGCCAAAGGATTGGTTTTCCAAAGACCAGTGTGACTAAGTGGCGTTGCACTGCCGCAATCGCTGCCTACCATAGTTTACCAAGAGATCTCAAGCGCTGCGCCCAAACCCTAGGAGTTACGCAAAAGGATATGCAAGGTGCAGCATCAATGCTTAAATTGTGCAAGCCTAGACGTCCAAGTATGCGTAACCAAGAAACTAGATGGACGTATGAAAAAGCACAAAAAGATTTTGAGAATCTATATGAATATTGTAAGACTGACGTTGAAGTTGAGCGCGACATTCACTCTGTTCTAGGTGAGCTTCCGATAAGCGAAACGAAACTGTACTGGATCGATCAGCATATCAATGATCAAGGTATTAGTGTTGATTATGATTTGGTTGAAGCTGTGCGTGATCTAGCAGAGCAACATAAACAGAATCTGGAGCAGTTGTTTATCTCCATGACGGATCTTAAGATTACACAGCGCGATAAAGTTTTTCATTGGCTGCGACGACATCATTGGCCTTACGATGATATTCGGTCGGAAACAATTGACAATGCACTAAAGAATGATGTGTCAAAGTGGTGGATGACTGATCTAATGCGCAAAGTGCTGAAGCTTCGAAGAGTTGCGACAAAAACAAGTATTGCTAAATACAACGCCATCAACCGAAGTTGTAACCAAGACGCCAAGGTACGCGGTATGTTTTTATATCACGGAGCGTCAACTGGCCGATGGGCAGGACGCATTGTGCAGATGCAAAATTTACCAAGGCCAATTAAAGATATTGAACCAGCCATTGAAATCGTAAAAAGTCGAGATCTTGAAAGCGTGCGCCTTTATTATGAAGCACCTAATGCAGTGTTCAGTAGTCTGATTCGATCTGCTTTTGTAGCGTCGCCAGGGAAAGATCTAATTGTTAGTGACTTTGGCCAAATCGAGGCTCGAGTTCTGGGTTGGCTTGCAGATCAGAAAAGCTATATGGACGCATTTAATAATGGCCAAGATATTTATAAGGCTCAAAGCGCTGAGATCTTTGGTGTTGAGTATGAAGATGTTACATCAGATCAACGCCAATTAGGTAAAGTTTGTGTCCTAGCCTTGGGCTATCAAATGGGACTTGATAAACTGCAAGCGACAGTAAAAGCTTGGGGTATGGATATCAAAGACGATTTATTAGAGGAAGCGTTCAATGGCTATAGAACGGCCAATAGTGCTATTATTAAACTATGGGGAAGTTTAAATCGTGCTGCTATCAAGTGTGTGGACAAGGACACCTACGTGTCTAGCCATGGTCTTAAATTCTTCCGTAAAGGAAGGTTTTTGTGCATCGAGCTACCAAGCAAAAGATGTCTTCACTATTGCGATCCAATCATTAAAGAGATTGACACCCCATGGGGTGATAAAAGAAATGCGTTGCATTACAAAACGCTAGATTCCATGAGTAACAGTTGGGTTGAGAAAACGACTTATGGCGGCAAGTTGGTGGAGAATGTTGTGCAAGCGATAGCCAGGGATCTACTCGGCAGTGCATTAGAAAATGTGTATAGATCTAAAAAGTATACGATAATCGGCCATGTGCATGATGAAATTCTTGCAGAGGTCAATAAGGGGGAAGGCAATATAGAAGAGTTTGATGCCCTGATGGTGGAACGACCTGACTGGGCAGAAGACATACCGATAATCGCTGAAGGCTACATAGCCGAGCGGTATCGAAAATAAAAACCCCATCAACCACATCGGCTAATGGGGCGAGGGGGCGCATCGGGGAAGACTAATTGCGCTCCCTTTTTTTAGCCAAATTTTCTTTTGATCTTAAGTGTGGCTGTTACTTTTTGAGAAAAAGCAAAAGGAGTGTAGGCGGCATTCTGCACCTGCCAGACCCAAATGTACTCGGTTTCTTCGACCAATGCATTCGTTTCTGTCGCAGTTAGATAACCTTCAAAATATTGGTTACCGCTGTCTTTAGATAAAGTTTTAGCTGCGATTTGCGTGCTTGGATCGGATGCCAAAACAAGATATTGGTTGCATGTCCAATCACCAGTTAAAGTACTAACACCGCTTACTTTCACCTTAATTAACGGACTGCTGTCGCCTTTCATAATCGTGTAATCACTTCGTTTAGCCATGTCAACACTCCGTTTTTAGTAGCTGCTCACCTGCGTCAACAGGCATTTGATTCGTTTTTTCCGTTATTAATTCTACCGTCTCACTTGTCGCAGTCACAACAGTTTTTTCTACTTCAAGTGTTGCCGCAACTGTGTCTTCTTCAATCTTTAATTCAATTGTTTCTCCTGGGGCTGATCCGCCGCCAAGACCTTGCGCTATTAGGCTCACGATGTTGTCCTTCGGCGCTCGAACACTGATGTAACAGTGCCACTGCCGTCAGCAGCAAGAAGATTAAATCGCGCCACTTCTGTTTGGTTGTTTTCTTTGTACAAAACCATTTGGTTCGTTGCGGTATCAAGATTCCAGCGTCCACCTTGCACATCATATATAAATTCGATCATATTTTTAGCAGCAACGCCGTTGATTGAAGCGTTCCAAACTGCTGTGGCAATAGTGCTTGGAGAAGATATAGACACCAGATCGTTAAGTAATCCACCAAAAGATCCTGGTTCATCGTGACTGCCAAGTAGAGAATTCCAGACGCTTCCAGGAATATCATCGACTAGACCAATCAATGCAGTCATTGCTTCGCCCATAGATCCGCTAGTGTTATGACTTGTTCTTTGTCTGTTCCAGACTGCATCTGCAACCGCATTTGGATCATTAATCACTTCTGCCCCCACTGCATGGTATTCATACCGTATTACAAGCGTGCTTCCTGCCGGAAACCTTTCGCTGCTCAGATGACCTGCCCACCATCGAAAATACCAAGTTGTATTCGTCGGTGCGTACGGCTGCACAATGTCAAAATCCGCCCCATTTCTGGGGTAGAGATTATAATTTTCCAGCTTTGGATACCGATCGCCTTGTGGCGAGTATAGTACTGCTTCGACTTGTTTAGGGTCGATCGGATCATGGTCTAGCGCGATTGGAGCTAGACTGGTTGTCATTGTGTGGTTTTCGACCGACTGTTGCACAGTAGTTTGATAAAACCGAGTCCCTATTTTCGTGACAAAAACAGTCATAAAACCATTATAGCAGAAATAAAAAAAAGGCAGTCCGAAGACTGCCTAATAGAATTAAAAAATGAACGTAAACCAAAAGGTATGTTATCTGTATTACTCGCTGTAAGTGAACGATGGATCGTGATCGTAACGGAAAACCAATACGTCGCCACTCGCCAATGATTTATCACCAGTTTGCTTGTAATCGTCACTCAAAGTGACAGTCGTTTTTTGACTTGAAACATCTGAAGAAACAGTAAAGTCATAGCTAGAGCCAGGTACTAAAACTAAGTTACCATACTGCACACAAACAGATCCATCATGACGAGAAAGCTCGTCAAGTTCAAAGGAAACTGTGTTGTTTGTGATCATAGTTCCAGTAATAACAACTATTTCTTGCTCTTTAGTTTGATTCAAACTGCGAGTCGCGTTAGTAGCCACTGTATTCAAAGCAGTATCAAGTGCTTGAACAGCACTCATTACAGAACTAGTGCTACCAAGATAGTTAGTGCCAGATGGAGCGGAATATGCACCTGCCGCAGTCAAGCCAATCGCTGATTCGTGGGCATCTGCAAGGCTAGAAAGACTAGAAAGACTAGATGCGTGAGATGTAATGCTCGCCGCGTTTGTAGCGATATCAGTATCGTTTGAAGCAATCGCATCCGCGTTAGTTTTAACCTGTCCGTCAACATCCTCTATTGCACCAAGTAACGAAGTTGCACTATCTGCATAATTTGTACCGCTTATCGAAAATGACCCATCAGCCTGAAGACCGCTCGAAGCTTCGACGGTATTTATCTTAGTCTCCAATGCAGATACATTCGTAGAGATAGAACTAGTTAAACTCGTTTCTACTGATTTAATGCTGGAATCCAAAGTTACAGCAGCATTTAACAGTGAACTTGAACTACCAAGATAGTTTGTGCCAGATGGAGCAGAATACTGACCGTCAGTGCCTAATCCAGCCCCTGTAAAGCCTGTCCCAATCAATGAACTAATGGTTGTACTAAAGTTGGCATTGTCGCCGAGAGCAGCCGACAATTCATTAAGTGTATTTAAACTTTCCGGCGCAGAGTCCACAAGATTTGCAACAGCAGTTGAAACATAATTTTGAGAAGCAATTTTGTTGGTGTCAGGCCCAACCAAGTCTCCATCAGAATCGATCGAAATACCAACAGTAGAACCCCCCTGGTTAACCAGTCTTATTGAATCGCCGTAGGCTATTTTTAACTTATCAGCGCTCACCGAATCAGCAGCTAGGTGAGCATTATCGATGCTGCCATCGACGTAATGTTCACTGTCTATTGACTCATCTTCGATTTTCGTGCCATCGACAGAGTCAGCAGCCAGTTTTGCCTTAGTTACATTACCATTTGCAATCTTTGTTGTGATTATTGAATTGGCAGTAATTTTTTCTGCCGTAACCGCGCCTTGCGCGAGATTCCCCGTCGCGATCCCAAGATCTTCAACGTGATGTCCTTTGATTAATCGTGCCATGATTATTTAGCTCCTCAATACCGCTTTTAATTGCGGTAGTAAATGATTAGTTGATCCCCACTAATTATTTTACCAGAAATTAGGTTCTGAAGGTCTAAATCATTTTGTGAGCTAAAATCCATGCCGCGAATATAAATCGCCCTAGTATTATACGAGGTGCTTGAAGCCACTGCGTAATCAGGAAGATCAGACAAAAGATCAAGTTCAACGACTGAAAATGCATTACGATTAAGCTGTTCTATGCCTCCAACTTGGAAAATCTCAACCGCGCCCCCATCAAAAGGTGAGCCAGATAGATTAAAATACCCTTGGTTGACGTGAGCATTAGTGACTGTGATCACTTCAACTTGCGGTGTTTGATTAATGACATCACGTAATTTGTCATTGGTGTCACTGTCGATGTCATATCGAATCTCAATTAAATCATCTTCTGCAATGTTAGTCGAAAGATCTGTAGCTCGTATGGTAATTATGTCACTAGAGTCAGCCGCCCTAAAATCTGGCTTGTCCTGGCTAAAGTTACCGTTGCTGAAAAAAGTCTCATCAGCAGAAGCATTAACTAAATTAATGCTGCCAAGTTGCTGGATCTTAACGTTTGCAGCAGACGCCACATTGTAAGCCAAATTGATTTCTCCTGCAGTTATTTGTGCAGCAGTCACTTTAAATATTTGAGTGTGTTCTAGACTAGATGTTGCAGATCCAGATGCTGACGTTGCTAGAGTATCAGTCGTCCAGGCGACCGTCTTTTCTCCGCCATCGTAATCTTTAACGATGATTCTGCCGTCCTCGAAACGCAAAGATCCTGACTCAGAGATGTAGTCAGTGTGCTGTGGGACTTTAATAAATTTTTGGTTTTTAACACCCACGACGAACCACCTCCAAAACCCTTTTTACAAACAGTTCAGAATAAGTCAAATCGTGTTTTTCGCAATAGGCGAGGATGATTTTTTTCTCTTCTGGAGTCACTCTTAGTGTGATATGACATGTCTTCGGGCTTTCTCGTTTCATAGCCCGAGATTGTAACACGACGTGTTACATTAATTCCACAATTCTTGATCGTAATCGAGAGTCATTTGTGATTTCACAGCGGCCAATTCTGCGCTCAAATATTTTACGTATTGCTCGCGCTGCATGGATGCTTGTGCCAGCACCTCGACATGTGCTTTTAACTGATCAATCTCATCACGCATCTTGCGGATTTCTTGAACCTGGATCATCATCAATTGATGTCCTGGTCGTCAATGTCTGCGATGTCAACATCAGCAAACTTTTTCTTTTCGTCTTTAATCTGCTTCAACTCGTAATCATCCAAGGTTGTGCCGTACACTTCTTTTAGCACACGATCTGTCATAGGTGCAAGTAGCTCGGCTACTGTGTGCAAGTCTTCTTGCATCAGTGCTTCTATGACACCTACCAAAAGTTCTAGCTCGTCGCTTGCTGCAATAAAAAACTTTTTCTCGGATTGATCTTTTAGCGTATAAGGTTGCATATTTTGTTGCACTTTTAGTTTGTCCCACTCAATTGTTGCGTAGTGAGATCCATCCTCGCAGTAATGAAAACCCAAGGTTAGTGGCAGATTAATGCTAAACTTAACGTTGGGTTTGTCACTCATCAGCGCCTCTTCTTCTTTTTGTGAATTGGAGTCGGCGTTTGATACTCTGGCTCAATCTCAAACTCAGGTTCGGGTTCGGGAACAGGGACTGGCTTTGCTTTCTGCAAGACAGTCAATAGATGCCCACACTTAGCTGCGACTGCAATGCCATGTGCTTTAACCGTCGCATCAAGTGCAGACTGCAGCCCTTCTAATTCTTCCTGATTTAATTGTAAAATATATACGTCTTTTTCCATGTCACTACTATACCTAATACTCGATCTTTATGTCACCAAAGATCTGACGCAGCAACCAAACTTCTGCATAATCAAGCCGAGAATCTTTGAAGTCTGAATTTAACACTGGCTTAAAATGTTTTATCAACGCTTTTTCGATCGCGTTAGATATGCCGCTTTCTGAATTTGTGTCAAACGGTAGAGACATATAATAGCAACTGTCCCAGCTACCTTTTTTTAAATGCTTATGCCGCTTGACTCTAAGATCTATGTTGTCTGTGATCCCAACATAAACTAGCTCTTCATCCTTAAAGAGAAAGTAAATACACCGACAGTCTTGTCGGTGTTTTAATAGTTTAAAATTTTCTAAAAAGTCTGCTTTTTTCATGTTAACTCCAAAGCAGACTTTGTGAGAATTTTTATTTAGTCTGCAGCTTCATTTTCAACATCAGCTTCGGGCGGCAGTTGAGCCACTACTGCAGCCACAACTTTTTCGCGCAAAAACTTGCACGTTTCGTACGCTTGCAAGCCGTTGTTTCTCAAATACGAATCAAACATGTGATTCATTACTTCAACATCTTTGGTCGTAAGCACGACATCAATAGTCTTTTCCATCATCTTCCCCTTAAATTAAATTTTATTATCCTAATTTATACAACACAGGTGCGACGTCATCAAGCGATCCTCCAACATATAAAACGTTGTCATCGGGATTAAATTTAGCAGATAGCAGAAACAACACCCCTGGGTCAAATACTGGAGTCGAATTCCAAGTTTCACCATAGTTAAGAGATTCGTATACTTCTCCACCGTTAGCTAAATACGCGCTTCCAGTCCAGTGATAGGCTAAAAACACGACATGGCCGTTTCCTAAATGAGTTACAGCGTATGCACGGTTTCTGTTTACAGTAAATTTAGGTGTTTCGTCCCAAGTTTCACCATAATCATTTGATATATATACATTAGCATTGTCGCTATTAGTAGACCCTTCTGCATTAGTGACACCAATGACTTTACCGTTACCCAGATTTTCAGTTACTAATTGGCCACTATTTAAAAAGTTTGTAGTTTGTGTTGTAACTTTAGTCCAATTAATTCCGTAGTCGGTTGATCTTATTAATTCTGGGACGGTATTTGAACCAGAACCTGATGTAGAGCCAAGCCTTACAGGCCTTCTATTAGCTAAAACTACACCATTTCCAACGTATTTTAAATTAAGAACCCACCAAGAATCGGTGGAAGAATAAAATTGACTTCCATAAATTGACGCATCGAAAACTGAATTGTTGTCCCAACCAACATTTCCGGTCATTGTTGTTCCAGAGCTATTAGAACCTCTTAAATCTGTCCAGTTTAGACCGCCATCCGCAGACCTCCAAACAGAACCGTCACCTTCATTATACCCTCCACCATGAAGAAATACATTATTATGAATGTATTCTGAACTGTACACGTTATCATGTCCAGAAGCCCTACCGCCGCCCCAGTTATTCTCAAGTACCCATGAATCGCCAGCATCTCCCGACCGATACACATTACCATCGTGGCCGTGACCTCCAGTAGTGGCGATTACAACATCATTTGAAGTGCCAAGACGCGTTATCGAACTCACATGGTTTATCGCATTAAATGTGTGAGCAACCGACCAAGTAGCCCCACCATCAGTCGATTTATAAATTCTACAGACATTAGCCCCTGCACTTCCAGCTAGTATGACGCCATTGCCCATATACTCTATCGCTCTAATATAATCCCCATAGGTATATCCACCAGACGATGTATTTAAAGCCCTTATACCTGCCCCTATGTCTTCATATTTAGATAAATCTAACCCCCCAGAAAATCGGGTCATAAAGTTAAGAGCGCTTACTCCTGTAATAAATGGCGGCATATTAAAGCTCCTTAGACATCAAAGCTAACGTGATTCCCCAGAACTGTATAGTCGCTAGACCCTGTCCGAAACACTGTATAACTATACACATCTACTGGCGCTGTTCCTACAGTCCCAAACTCCGAGAGCCGCACAGGAGAATTCCCATTTTGCCACTTTACTGTCTGACTCACGTTGTCAATTCTAAAACCCGTTGGCATATGTGTGGTTCCAACTCCGCCAGTAACTGTTTGTGCGGTTTCGACAACAAATGTTAAATTTGTAGCCTCGCCGATTAACAAAGCTAAATTAGTTACATTAATATACCAATTATAGCTAATTGTGCTGCTTGAAATTCTCCAAAGTTTATTATCTCCTGCGTTGAAAGTTCTGGTGGAAACAGCATCTCCTACTCCAGGGGCTACAACAATATTTGTTGTATAATCCCCGAACTTTTCTGTCACACCGTTCAGCAGCACATTCCCATGAACTTCGAGTTTATTAACATCTGCCGGATCTGTCGTCCCAATGCCAACATTTCCATCTGTCGTTAAACCTTGGAAAAAATGTTGCTGCAATTCAACAGGCTCATTTGGTAGTGCTAATCCTACTGCAGAAAACACGCAAGTGTGATATTGATACCCTCCATCAGTGGTAGTAGACCAAAAATATAAAGTGTTGGTTCCAGTGACAACATGTTCAGTTATGTCGAAAGTACTCCAAGTTTTACTGGCATCATCTTGGTTACCTGGGACGTCGTTGAAGTGGAGAGGTGTTTGATCAGCATCATTTATCGTCCATCTCATTCCACCTTCAGAATCACTATGTAAGAATTTTAAATAATATCGCAGACCGTCAACTGTTACATCTGGAGCAGTGAACGTTAGTGTGTGCGCTCCGGCTTTGGTTGTCATGGTAGGGTAGGAAAAGGTAGCCGCACCACCACCGGAGTCTTTTAATAAACCGTACCAAGTGTCGCCGCCAGAATGTTTTTCTGTCTGGGAAACTTCATTACCATCGAAATGGAATCCATTTTGAAAGTACGATGTTCCGTTTACATGCAGTTTGTAAGCTGGTGCGGTCGTGCCAATTCCAACATTACCAAGGGTTGTGTTATTTTGGCCGCTGATAGTCATACGTCTTGTGCCATCTGTCTCGAAAATTAAGTCGCGGTGATTTGATGTGCCAAAGCCCCATTCCAATCCAGAATTGTTGCTTATAACTTCAAAAGCAGAACTGTGTCCAGAGTAACCAAAAGCCGCGATCGCTCCTGCTGTGTCGTTATCGCTTACTACTTGAAGTAACCTATTAGGCGTCGGAGTCGAAATTCCAATACCTAAACTACCAGTTATATTGCCTCCTGCCAAAGGTAAATAATTGCTGAGATCTACCTCTGGCAATCCAGTGACTTTACTGGCCGGAATGTTTGGAATATCAGCCGCCACTAACGCTCGAAAAGCTGGAGGATTATTATCGTCCGTTGCATGAGTGGCTAAAACTAAATTTTTATTTTTGTTGCCGTATGGATTTTTTGTGTCGCCATAATTATCTGCTAATTCTATTGTCGCAGTCGCTCCTTCGCCGGAAGCGCTGCCGATAATCGGAGTTGTAGTGGCTATGCTTTCGACATAGTTACCAGAAGTGTTTGTGCCTAAATTAATACCGCTGGAGTCTAGCGTCGCTTCAAGCGTGACGTCTTGAGTTCCGTCGATAGAAACATTCCCAGTCAGATCTCCACCAAGAGAAATTGTTCTTGCAGTAGCCCAAGATTGCGCAGCGCCAACATTCTCAACAAAAACTGCCCATGATGTTGTTTCAGTTGCAGGATTGTTATTGGTGTTGCTGTTGCTCAAACTATAGTAGCGTATGCTATTGTAGATAACTTGCTCGTTAGTTTGATACGTGACAGCGCTATCCCAAACACCTTTAAAGTTTGCAGTCGTCCTAATAGTTAGATCGGTTAAAGTGTTAATCTGCGTTTGCAGACCAGCATCTGCCGTTCCGAGAGTATTAATCTGATTTTGTAAGCTAGTGTCTGTAGTTCCAAGAGTAGTGATTTGACTTTGCAAGTTTGTGTCTGCTGCGTCAACATAAGTTTGAGTGACCAAAGAAACAGCAGAGCCGTTGTTGTATAATGTTCCAGTAAAATTAATATCTCCAGTGACGTCCCAAGCGTACGCAGGATTGGCTGTGTTGACACCTGCAAAACCAGAAGCATAAGCTTTAATTACATCAGTGCCGTTCACTTTTAACAACAGTCCATTTGCGGCGTCAAGAAGAGTCTGATTACTGCCGTCTAGGCTTATGGTCAACCCAATGTCAGCATCATCAACGATACCAAAGCTGTTGCCAAAAACGACTTTTGACCACTCCAAAGGTATAAAACTGCTGGTACTACCTTGGTAGCGCTCAACATATCCTGATGTTGACCAACGTTTTACTCCGTCGCTGACTCCGTTGATGGGGTTAATCCCTTCAAACCATTTTGCAGTTGCAACGATGTTTTCTTCGATCAGCGGAAACGCCAATAGTAAATCATAGTCATTATTTAGTGCGGTTAAATCTACTGCCATGGTTGCTCCTCTAACTTTGATGTGTCTCCAATGATGGATCTATAGCCCTTGACAATAAAATGCCACTTTTAGTCCAACGAACTTTGCCGGTTGTTCGCGTCCCTGTTGCGTCATAAAGTTCTACCTGGAACCTTTTTTCAGTTCGTGTCGTCACTTGCGCAAACCCCCTGTTAACATCAATAGCTGTTACTTGTGGACGAATGTCCCAAGTCCCAGTTGTGCTTGGTAGCGGATCGTAAAAATAATCCGACCACTCAACCTCATTAGTGCCAGTAGCTGTGACATCGGCCTCACCTGAGTTTTGTCCTACTAAAGCCCTAACTCGTAAAAAATCATCATCAAACGCTAGAATTATATCATTTGTTGTACCTCCAGGTGTACGATTACAAACTTCATAGACGATGTCGAACACTAAAGCATCTTTTATTAGCGCACGATTGTTGATGACTAAGTGTTTGGTCATGTCTGTGTAAACTGTCATGTTGCCTATAGGATGCGCATAAACAGAAAATCTTCGGCTGTATGACTGCACGTACTTTTTAATTAAAGGCATTTCATCAGCAGGGAAGCCGCCAGTGTTCGCAATCACAGGATCTTTAATGTCTAACAGTAACTCCGCTATTCGTTTGTACGGATATTGTAAACCAAAACGGTATTGAAAACGAACAGTACATCTTTTTGCTAAACTGTTCGCGGAAGTGTACCCACTGTTCCCCAAGCTTCTGACACTGGTGTGGTTTTCAGTGTTTATCACATGATGTAAATTGAAGTTTTTTACTGCATCTAAAATCGAGCCGCCTTGAGGGATGGCATAGTTTGCCCATTCGTTTATCGAATCAGTGCCAATTCTATTTGCAACAGAAGCTAATGAAAGATGCGGCACATTTGATGGCATTTCTAAATCGCTTATTGCGGCAGCACTGTTGATTGTAGTGTGGTTGCCGGACGCACTACTAATTTTAAATTTAACTGCTGTTCCGTTTGTTGGGGCATATGTTGGTGCATCTTCAGTGTTACTTAAGTATTCGGTGTCAAGGTCATTTAACACATAGCCAAAATCAAAGTATTCTTGGCCGTCAAAAATAAAAACTTTATCGGAGGTTATTCGCGCAATTTGACCAATGTAGTCTTCGATTTCCACATCAAAATCAACGCCATCTTCTGCCACATCTGCCCGATAAACCAAATCTAAAATTGAACTTTCACTTTGCGCTAAAACATCAGTGCCATCTTTTTCAAAAATTCTAAATTTAACAATTTCTGCTGATCCTTGCACGTAAGATATGTCAAATCTTAAAGTGCCGTTAAGCGCGGAAATATCGACACCAGATATTTTCGGAGCTATCTTTTCAAAATACAGCGTAGCCGCGCCGCTGTAATTTCCACTAGTGTCTTTTGTTTTAACTAAATAATACGCTTCGACAGCTTCTACATCGATTTGTGACTGTAGATGATTTGTCGCACCAACTGTTTGTGCATTTTCCCATTGCAACTTTGTGCTTCTTCTGATTTCTGCGCCATCAAAATCGACATCGGATGGGTTCTGCCAGGATAAACGCAGAGTGTTTTGTATAACCTCATATTTTAAATTGGCTGCTGCGGCAGGAGGCGCCAAGTCTTTTGTCGGAGTAAACTCTACTGGCTGAATTTTTTTGATGTCTAGCTTATTACCAGTGTTAGATACTGGTAAAATCTTAAAAGTTATCTTTTTATTGAAAATATCCGCCTGGTCTTGTCTCGTAGAATTCGTGTAAAGATACGGCGCTTTTGTAACGACATCTACCAATTCATATTGATTTTCATCATTAAGCACATAAATCTCAAAAGAAGCCGCATAACTCGAATTTTGTGGAGCATTCCAAGTCAGTGAGATGCTGATGTTTGGGTGTCTATCTTTATAGTCAATGCTTTGAGTCACTGATACCGATTCAACGACACCTGGCGCTGCTGAATTAATTTCTGTGTCACTAAAGTTTGGAGTGTAAACTGGCAACTCGCCAGAGTCGGCAGTAAACACACTTGGAGCGTAATCTGACAAAACTAACTCTGCGGCAAGATTACTTTGCGGCATAATCTCTTTCACAATACATTCTTTGACTACAGAATCTGGCTCTCCATATACCGCAAGGTTGCCAATTTGCGCATCGGTATATGTAGCAATAGAACTAGGTAAAAGTCCAATCCAAAAATTAGCAGTTTCTAAAGCGTTTGGTTCACCTTCAACTGTTGTGACATTTATTTGCTTAATATCCCCACTGTCGTTGCGAACAAACAGACTGTGAGTTCCGTCACTTTGCGGAATCATATTTCGATCAAAATAAAATTTTCTGCGATATATGTGAGTGGCGTTATTAGGAGTGTTATTAATAGTAGAAGGAACATTAATTATATCTGTTATGCGTGCTGGCAGTCCTCCTGCTCTGGGAACATCATGCTGTAAATAGACCAAATCACCGCGCTTGCATGTTAGGTATTCCATATCAGTCGTGAACGTGTACTCAGCAGATCTCGATATAGCTTGGGCCATCGTCCAACGTGTTTGTTCGTATGCTTGTCTTGATCGAGTGACACCAAAAACATCCATTGATTCAAAAGTCGTCGAATTACTCTCATCGTAATTGTCATCATAAACTTTGTAATTACGCAGTTGATATCCAGACTCGCCATCTACAAATCTAGCCTTAATAAAATGCTTTCTATCTGGGTATGTTCTTGTGCCGCTAAAATTGTTAATATTACGCGGCGTAAACATTTGCTTCGGTGTCGTCTTTGGCTGATCAATTGCTATTTGATAAACACCATCGACTTGGATTAAAAGTCCTCTTCCGACAGCAACAACTTGATTAACAAGTTGTCTGACTGTTGTCGAAAAATCCATAACAAAATCACACATGAACTTTGGCTCGCCATCGGCATTCTCTTGGGCGCACCAATCCGCAAAGTCTTTAAAAGATTGGTGATTAATCCTGGAGAAAGGCAAAGGCCGAGGTGCGATATCACCAGTCAGGATATCTAGAGCTATCCAAGCAGGGTTGCGAGTTGCTTGTAAAGTGTAGTTGCCCAAACCATCGCCCACTTGCAAATGCCGCTCACCTACAAAATTGTAATCTTCGATCAACCCATTAATTTGTTCGTTAACCTTAACTTTCATCTCAATCAGAGTGCGAGGTTTTTCTGGAGATATCGGACTCACATATTGCAAAGATCTCAACTGCGTTACAGCAAATTCATCAAACACTCGATCACTTGTTGTGTCATCCGTCATGCGATTAACCTGGAGTTCATATTGTCCAGGGGAATCAAATCGAACATTAAAACCGATCGTGAAAGACTGCGCTGTTGCGCGTTGAATATCGACTGCTATTTGATATGTGTTTTGGTCATAAAGTTCTACATCTTTATAATGGACGTACGCGCCTGTCCTGTTCGACCCAAACGCAGCAGAGTGATTTTTATTATGCGCAGATCGGTCAGCTTCTAGATTAAAATTTAAAGGGGCTGTAATGGTTATGTTGTATACTTTTGCTCCTGCATTAGCCACTGATTCAATTTCATAATCACTGCCATTTACTCTAATTGCATCGCCTTTTTTAGGTGCATAGCTTTCAGACACAACACTAAAAGTAGTTGTCTTATTTCCTACTAAATTGTGCGCTCGTTCAAACGTAACTTTAGTACCTGCTTGATAACCTCTAGGCAAAGGTTTATTGACATCGAAAGTTTGATACCAATAACTTCCATTGGCATAGCCTTGCCAAGTGCTGTTGTTAATAAGGGAATATCTAACATTGTTGATTACCAAATAATCATCCGGCGTTATGTGTGTGTCATATCTATTGTAATAGACCTGCACACGCGTTCTGCCATTGGTCAATGATCGCAAAGATGCTGTCATTAAAAATGTAGTATCCACATTTTGTGAAAACGAGTTTATAATCATTTCGGCATTAAAACGTCCAGCCGCTTTAACGACGTCGGGATTGGTATATGTAACTTTTTTAGTACTTTGAATTGGCGCCCAATTACTAGAACCTACCGCTCGGTAGTTTATTTTAATTCTAACTTTTCGGTTTGATCTGGCGCCGCTGTCATTAAATGCTGTTAACCCTCTACCAAACGTTAAGTCAACTTGTGCTTCATCACAATCTAATTGCGTTGTGACTACTCTGGGAGTGTCTTTTGAAACTGTCAAAGCAAATGTTTCGGTAAAAACATCTTTAGTGAAAAAATCTAAAGTGTCACCTGCCGTGAATTCTTGATGTATTTTTAATTCTAACTCTTGGTAGGCTGACAATAATCTGTTTTGGCCAAACTTTTGAGTTGATACATCTACCTTGCCATACCCTGCATCGAACAGCATATAGATGTACTGCACATCTCCACTCATCACCGTAAAAGGACTAGCGGCATAGTTTGGAAAAATTCTATGTTTACCATAAAGACTAATTACTGGCGCCTCTAATTCCAGTTTGTTTCTTGCTGCATCACTTCGATAATTTTGACTTTCGGGAGCGCTGCGGCCTCCAAGCTGATTAAAGTCAACTGCTGGTGGAGGGAAAACAGAATTAATCACTGCTTGCCCAACCATTGAAAAACCTGCAGTTACAAGAGCGACACCTGTTGACCCTGTCACGCCCAAAAACCCAGCAAGTTTTTTACCTGCTATGGGCGCGTACACCATTAAAGCAACGCTCGCAATGAATGCAAACGGGTTTTTTTCGTCATCTCCGCCTTCTGGGAGAAACGCGACGAAAATATGTTGATTTTTTTGAACGACTGTTTTGCTCCACAAAGCTTGCGGCACAACTTTATTGTCAACGTACACTTGTAGTTGGTGTTCGAACTGTCGAGGATAATCAAGTTGTTGAATTGCTTCACTTAAAGTCACCCCTGGTTCAATGGCGTGCGTCTGACATGTCTGAGAAAAAATGTGTGGCTTATATACTAAGCCTTTAGGCGATAAAAGCCGTCTATTCTTTTCTGCCATACGAGCCTCTTATAATTGTCGATCGCAGAATTATGCCCTGCCAAGGTGTGAATAAAATCACCGCGCTCTGCGTCTGTCACAACTCCGACGTGCGCTGCGTAGCCCTTAACCTTTAAAAGCACTGCATCATGCTGTTGAACTTGCGCTTCCTCTATTTTAACCCAATTACTGCGGTTTTGTAATAGCGCATCGCTTGCGCTGGCCAAATTTTTAGCATCAAGGTAGGTTTCAGCAAACTCTTCAAGGACAATGCCTTTTTCGTGCTTGTAAATAATGCACAACAGACCATAACAATCACAACCATCCCAACTACGACCCTTGCTAACATATGGTATTCCGATATAATCTTTCATACCATGCCAGGGAATTGAGTTGCATCATATCGATCAGCCGGTATTTGCTGCGACAGGATGTCGTGTGGATGTAGATCTGCACTTAAAAATAACGCATCATATTGAAAATTACGAAGTTGCAATTCGTCGATCTCTAGCTGAACGTCGTCTGGTGCAGTGCTTAAAACGACTTGGATCTTAACAAAGACAGGCTGAGAGACAGTTAATAGCGCATCACTGATCGCACGATCCACATTGCCAATTTGAATCTTAGCTTTCGGCTGCTCATCTAAACTGTCTTCTGGCAGAACACCTTCAATGCTCGTCGCTATAAATGTGTTGTTGTTGCTTATTACATCTTCATTATTACATGCCAAATACAAGGTAGCAGGAAGATCCGCTCCTGTAATTGTGTAAAGTAGTAGATAGGCGCTTGTAGATTCTTGTGCGTAGGCTTGCTTGATTCCTTCGGAGGTTAACTCACTCATCAGATCTCCTCCATTGTCCAAGAAGCTGTGAAGTGATCTCCGCCGAGATCAGCGTATGTGGGCAGTTCAACAAGGCGATATTCCACATTCGTTTGTCGTTGCGGATGATAGAATTCGAAAGTCTGGATGCCGAAGCCCAAAGTCGTTTGAACATAATTTTTAAGAGTCGCATACTCACTGCTTGTAAGTTCTAAGGTCACGCTCACGATATACCGCATCTTAGTTTCTCGCAAGCGAATTTTTTGTGGGCCATATTCAGTTTGTGTGCGAATGCGAGGATCAATCGGTGTTTCAGTAAAACTGCCTCTTTTTATGTTTTGCGGTAATGCTGTGGGCCAAGCTTGTGCCATTATCTTGATCCTTTACGATTAATTCCAAACGCGCCACTTAACACCCGATCGTATTGTCCAGAAGCCAATCCTTCTTTTACAACTTGTCCAATAGTTACTTTAATGTTTTTACTTCCATCGGCACTAACAGTTTCACTTACCTGTGCTTGCTGCCCAGTAAAATTCTGTATGCTGACATTTGTTTTTTGTTGCGGAACCATAATCCTCGGAGCCGATATCGAAGGACGTCTAGGTGTTAGTGTGCTTACTCCTGGACTATTCATGAAAGGCGGCATCGGGCCATCGAACACTGGCGGCGTTAATGCAATCGTCGGGCTAGGAGCTTTTACTTGTGGTATTGGTGCGCTAACTGTTTTATTAGTAGTCGGTGTCGGACTAAGAGCCGACGCCAAAGCTTGTGCAATCGGCCCTGATATATGTTGTCGCACCATTATGCGAGCTAAGTCTTGCAAAATAGAATCTGCTAAATCTTTAAATTGAAGCTTGCCTGTAGTCACAGCTTTGACGATCGCGTCTTCAAAACTTTTCATAGTTTTGTTTGCCATATCAGTGACTTGCTTGCCCCAATCTTTGATGTCATTTATATAATTGGTAAGGCCATCTTTTATAAAACTGTTCGTGTTTTCAACTTTAGCTTTAACATCATTGAGCATGTTGGTCGTTACTTTTTTATTTTCTTCTGAAATTGCTTTTGTATTTTGAACAGCTTGCGCGTGCGCCTTTTTATAATAATTGCCTAAAGCACCTCGCACTTTTTCTAACTGTTTTTCAAATGTTGTTGATATTTCTTTATAACCATCTTTAAAAAGCTCAGTAAAAAATCTATCCTCCATAAATCTTTTTTTAATTCTTTTTGGCAGTTCATTAGCAAATTTATCTGTTTCTGCCATAGCATCGTCATATCTTTTTCTATTTGTAAAGGTAGTTATTATTGCGCCTAATCCAGCATCAAAAAACTCACCTTTTTTTATTTGTTGAAATATCTGCCAAAGATCTTTTAGAGACCCAAAAAGCATATCAAAATATTTTTCTGTAAGGCTAAACGCCGATTTAAAAACATCTAGTAATGAAGAAAATATATTAGGAATAACATCTAAAATAAAACTAAAATATCCAGAAACCGATGGTGTAATTCCTACAGTTTTTTCGATACTTGTTATAATAGTGTCAGTAAAATTTTCAAAAGTTTTGACAACATCTAAGCCAATTATCTTTACTAAATTTCGCCACAAATCCATGTTTTTATATAATTTACCATTAATATCTGTAACGCCTTTTCCTAACTCATATACATAACCAATTAAAGCGCCCATGGCCACTGTGATAGCTGCTAAACCTCCAGTCGAAAGCGCTACTCTTAAACTCATAAGCGCTGCTGCCGTTGCTTTTATGCCTGTCAAAACTTTAGCCGCTACAAAAAGTGCTACAAAAGAGCCGAACGCTACTGCTGCTGAATCTGCGGCTTTAGCCACTTCAAGCAATCCGTCTTTTAAAGGTTTAAGTGTACCTTTAGCTTCTAAGTCTCCAAGAAACGCTGCTAACTTATTGCGTGCCACAACGAAAATATTTTCAAACGTAATTGATAGTTTTTTAGCTTGTGCCTCAAACTTAGGAGCAGATTTTTTAAGCGCATCTAAAATAATTTCTGGCGTAATCTTACCTTCCGCACCTAATTCCTTAATGTTTAATTTAGCGTCTTTTTGAATCTTGTTAACTCTTCTATATTGTTCGACTATTGCATCTAAAAGTAAAATGTTCGATTCGCGCAAAGTTCTAAGTTCGTCACCTTGTAGCTTTCCACTGCTTAATGCTTGCATAAGCTGTAATGTAGCACTACTAGCTTCTTTAGCTGTAGATCCAGATACTCTAAAAGATTGTGCCATTGTTCTAACAACTTTTATTGTGTCTTCATGGCTTAACCGCACACCTTTTATTTTAAGCTGAAGATCGGTATATGCTTTGGCAACGGAGCCAACATCTGTAAACACATCACTAGCTAACGCGTTAAGATCGCGTTGCACTATAATCATATCTTCTTGGGATTTTATTACTAGCTTTAAACGACCATGTAGAATAGTGTACTTGTCTGCTAAATCTGCAATCTCTCGTATCGCCAGAAAACTAGCTAGTGCTTGCATCCCCATTTGGAATCTAAAAATTGATTCAGTTACAGATGTTGCGGATCTATTAAGGCGCTTCATATGCGCATTCAATCGTTTAGTTGCTTTGGCAGCTTGAGTCGCATTGACGTCAATTTTTATGACGCGAGTTTCCGTTTTTACTGCCATTATCTTGATCCTTAGCTAAATGCTCCATGTATATTATATCAAGATACCTGATTGCACGGAAGAAGTAGTCGCGGATAGTTGATTGTAATTCAAGCTCATCTGCAAACATCTTTATAGCAGTCCAGGGAATTGGGCCTGGGGCCATGCCAATAGCACGACAAGAGTTCAACTCCCAAAAGGATTCCATAACCCACTCATCGCCTGTAATGTTTGGGATATTTTTCAACGCAGCAGGAATAGAATCGTAACCTAGACCTTCTTTGATTCGGTCTGCTGCCAGACCGGTCAACATAAAAATAGTTTCACGATCCCCATAACGGAGATCCCATTTTAGTCGTTTCCCAAGGTTGCTAAGTCCTCTTCAGCAACGAGCGGCCTAAAATTTTTAACATTCTCAGACTCAACTCTGATAACGTCGAATAATTCTGGCAACTCCGTCAATACTTTAATAACGTTCTCACGATTGTAGGGCAACGGATTGTCTTTTTTATCTGTAACGTTTTCCCAATCCAAAACAACCGAATCGGCATAAATCTCTGCGAGGACTTTAACAGACGTTTCCTCATCCACAACTCCGCGTCGCATTGCTTCGGTAAACGGAGCTAATCTTTTTTGCGCTATCGTCGTAAACTTTTTATTACTTCCACCAGCGCGTGCTACTAAAAACCTAGCACCAGCGTATTCTAAGAAGATGCCTTCTGTTTCCAGGTTTCTGTCCGTTAAAAATAAATCGTAAATGCCCATGAGCTTCCCCTTCTCTCAGACTTTTAAGCTATGTAATCAACTTGTATTTGACAGTCGTAAGTGTCACTGTGCATTGATTCCCAGTCCAAGTTTTGCATGACGTCTTGATCTTTACCAGGAACACTTGGTGATCCGCCAGAGCTAAATACTACTTTATCAAAACTTATTCTTAACCGTCGGCCACTAGGATCTTCGAATGAAAAACTTAATTGAAAATAATCGTGATTAAGAAACTTGCTGTATAAAGTACCATCTTCGAAATATGCCGCTAAACTACCACTACCTGTCATAGTTCCAAGTCGATAGCCGATCGGCACTCGATTGCTCACTGCTTGTTTCTCTCCAAGACTTCTATCGTAGTTGAAATTGATTGATTTAATAGCCGTCGTAAGTGCAGATCCATCAACGCTTATATCTCCAATGTTTGATGTAGCATTGACTACTGGATTACTGTTGGCTGCTGTATGCCCTCCAGTCATAAAACTAGATGAAGCTGTCGCCATGTCTTGCCCCATAAACCCAAAGGAACCACTAACAATCGCTCCTGCACTAGCATCAACCGACCAAGATCCAACACGCTGGCCCTTAAATAATTCATGAAACCCTACGTCTAGGTAACTTCTCTCTACACTAAAAGTTTTAACGTTTGTGCCATCACGTAGCATCGAACCTTTGACATTCTCATCGCCAGTACCAGTTTCATCAATTAGCCCAGTGACGCCAGTTGTAATTGTGTTGTTGTCTGTTTTTGTCAAAACTCTTTTCCACCCATTGTTTCCACTATTGGAAAATCCAGAAAAGTACACCCACTGCCCAACGACTATGTTAGTGAATGGGTTGGCAGTCCCAACGTACTCACCTGTTGAAGCTGTAACAGTTACCGTGTCAACTTCATCTACCGCAGTGGAAAAAGTTCCACCCATGACAGCTTCAATCAGAGGATTAAAAGAAGCCATAGACAACTCAAAACCAAGAGTCCCTTCAGACTTTGCGCCAACCTCAATGACGTCAGCTTGCCTGGTGTCGGATCTAATTTCATCAGAACTTACTGTATCCTTGTTTAAGGAAAACTCAGGTGAGGTATTTCGATAAATTATACCTGTTGGACTTCCAGGTAAAGTTTGAGGCGAAGACTCTTCAACTATACTATATCTAACTCTATTGCTATCGGCTTGACTCATGATGTTCCTCCAAAGGCATCAAATGTGTAATCGATGCTACATGACATTATATACCATTGTCCTTCAATTGTGGCAGGACTAATTCTATCTGATGTGGTTGCTGGATCAGCACCGTAACATCGAACGAAGTTAGGATCAGTCCCAAACTCCGCTCCGCGAAACAGTACTCTGATAGACTCAATCGCAGTCAGAGCCTCGGTTGAGCCAGATCCAGAAGGCACTAAAACATGCACGTTTATCACTCCAAACTCTCTGTATAAATTATTTCCAGGATCGCCCATAGAAATAATTTCCTCACTTCCCCCAGGAAACTCCAAAGCAACCCACAAGGAGTCATCTACTCCGCGATCAATGTGTAAGTTTGTCACATCAACAATTTCAGCATCGCCTCGCTGCGTCCAATCATTTTGTAACCTAGCCTTAACTAAGTTTCTAACTGTAGTTGAACTCATATTATTATGCCGCCTTTTCTTGGGCTTAATTCGATCACTGGGTAAACTTGATCAGTCATCTCAAAACGCTTCAACTTTTTGCCGCCTTTATACCAGCGGCGTACTCTTGCGCCACCAACCGAAAGCCGCATAACCGTGTATCTAATTGCGGCATTTTTTCCATACTTTTGTTTTGCCATGCGTGCAACAACTCTGTAAACACCTTTCGGTGCTTGAGGACTCCAGCCAAGTGTATGCCATTTACCCTTATTCTCTCGCTTGCGTGTGCTTTTATTAAAACGAGAGGGGGTGTAAATCCCTTCAATCTTACGCGCGTATACAGCAGCGTTAACAAATCGCACTGTGTCGCGCTCTGGGTTGTAATTTATGTTACGAACATTTTGTGCAGTAACCATGTCACCATTAACAGTGATAAAATGCGAGTTGCGGTAAAAGCCTGGATGCCCTGGACGACTATCAATGTCGCCTACTGGACTTTTTTCGTGAAGTTTGCGGAAAATAAATTCTATTATTTCTCCCATCTCTACACGCTCAATTATTTCTATCCTACCAAATGGTCGGACAGCTTCGAACGGTAGGTTGGGTCTGCGATCAACAATGGTTAAAGGGTGTTTGTCAAAGCCTCGAGCTTGTTCTTCGCGTAGCGCGTGTTTGGCAACAGAAATCGTTATCGCCTGGACGTGATCTTGCATCCAAGGCTCTAATCGAAACGTTTCAAACGACTTTTTTGCCATTAGCCTCGAGTCTCCAATTTATAACCAACAACTTCGCCATGATATTTCAGTGGGTGTACAGACATAATGTTTCGTATTTTGTTGTCTTTACTATCTACAACTCGGTCACCTCTTTTAAGCGGTAAGCTAAACTCCGCCAATGCCAAATCGTCATAACATATATGATAGCAAGTAGTTTCTTGATTTGCCTCATCAATGCCTGATTTTTGATCCCACATAGATTGAGCAGCAACAACTGTAACTTCTTCTGTCGTCGCACCTTCGACACGTTTGATCGTAATCTCATATCCTTGCAGCTTTATTAATCGCCTAAAACTTGCCTTGCTCATGGCAGCATCCCTCTCTCACAAGCATATTTGTTTAGCACATCAACGTGTGCGCCAAAGGTAGGATGTAAATTTGCAGAATCATAGTATGCAGTGCTAATCACATTTGGAATCGCCTCAAATTTAATTCTCTGACTGGTGTCTCGATCGCGATTTAGATATGCTTGTTGTACCATGGCAAAAACAACATCTTTCAGATCATCTGGAAAAGCGTTGCTTTCGTACCCTGCTCGATACTGTATGCGCACACTTTTTTCTGCATTTGTGTTCGACCAATATTTCATCGGGTTGCCATCTGCATCTTGGTAATATAAACGCCCAGTCTCATTTTCTAAGTAAAATTCTGTACTCGCATCTCCGTTTATGAAGAAAGCACTAACACCAATGATCGGATATTTTTTTAGCAACACTACTCCTCTCGGAAAATCGATGGTTTCATCTTCGTCGCTTGCAAGAAAAGATCTTCGACAATACGATTCAATAGCAGCAATAATTGAGTTTCTTTTGCGAGTCAAAAATGCATCAAATTGCGTATCGTCATCATCGATACAAAGCTCATCTTTAAGATCATATAGCGTTACCCAAGTCATTATATTCTCCTCAAATCAATTGACTTCTGCTTACTTCCTTCACTACTGCCAAAGAAAAAATGAGTCACACCTTTTAATTCGTTCGTAATGGCGCCAAAACCTGTAAATATCAATGCTTTAAAACCTTCGGGAACATTACCCGTCTCACCGAAACAAAGAAATAAGACTGTGGCAAAACTTGCTACCCAACATGCCAAAATTAAATAAGCAAAAATTACTGGCGCTCTTCGGATCCAAACGTCATTGCTTCGGACAGTTTCGCCATACATCTTTCGTGCGCCTTCAGTGGACTCGTATGCCAATTCTTGTAATTTCACATAATTTTCTGCTTGCACTGTCGCCAAAATAGATTCGGGGTCAGGATGTTCTTCTATCATGCGCACAGCATCTTCGAAATTATCTGCGCCAACAGTTTTTGTGATCATGCCAACCAATTTACCAGCGGCAGGGCCGCCAGCGACAGTCGCTATTAACTCAGAATTGCGCCCTGCAAACTTTGCGACTTTCTTTAACCCTCGACCGATTTCCTTAAATAATTTCATACATCATGCCACAATCGCCGCAGCCAAGATGTCTCAAAGTCTCGGCTTTTAGCGTCAAATAATTTTCTCTTTTTTCTAGCGTAACTAACAAGCGTTTGGTAATACGCCATTTTACGATGTAACCGCATAATCAATTGTAACTCATTCTTGCGTCCAAGTGCATTACGCATATGAGCTTTTGTTTTTGGGCCGACTCGACCATCAACTTTTAATTCTTCAGATCCCTGTAGAATGTTTAAACATTCTTGAATCATCCGACTGGCGTAGCCTACACCTTGATTAACTGCAGCATCAAACAGCAAATAATCGCAACCGATCGGTAGCTGTTCTGCGCCACACTTTTGCCAGTATTTTTTATAATATATTTGGGCAGCTATTTCTTCAGTCAGTTTGTGCATATCTTTCGGCTCGCTAATCTCATATTTAAGCAAAGTCTTGCGATTATACTCATAAGCAATGCCGTACTTAGTAGTTGTGCCATCGTCGGTGTATGCTCCAGTTTCGCCGTTGACAACACCTTCATTAATCCACACTTGCATCATGCAACGCAAAAACTTTTGGCTAATCATTTCAACCAACCTTTTGCCTTGAAAAAACCTGCAATGATGCTCACAGAAATCAGAAGTAATGGCACAACTAAAAACTTTAACAGTGGTTGTTTTGAACAATTGTCCATAAAATTTGATATTTGTTTTAGCACATCAACGCTGCGAGTTTCTCTTATCCACTCTTTAATCTCAGTCATATCTTGTTGCAGAGGAGTGATTGTTTCTTTAATCTCTTTTCTAATTTCCATGACATCCATAATTGATCCCAATCGTGCAACAAAATCACATGTATTAAATTTTAAATTGTCGGGTTTTGGCAATGCTGTGACGCCTGTAGCTGCAAAGCGTTGAATTGCAGTTTCATCCGTTGACACTATGATGAAAGGAACTTCGATGCCGCGCTCACACAACATCTTATACAAGCCAAAGCCGGAAATGCCTTCCATTAATTCATCAGCTATGATCACAAAAGGACGTACATCACAAGAATCTAATGTTGCAAGCATCTGCTCGCCTGTCACAAAAGTTCTGACTGCGCAGCCTGGCAGTTTAGCTTCGAGATCTAAATGCAATGAGTTTCTAAACTCCGCATGGTCGTCCACGTACCAAATTAGTTTCACTACTACTACTCCTCAACGGTAATCTCCTCTTCAAGTGGCTGCTCAACTGGCTCTTCAACTTGCTCTGGCTCTTGTAGTTGACCTAATTGATCAACTGGAGCCATATTAACTTGCGCCAAGTAAACATCTCCACCATCAAACGGATTCTCGCCAAGTTTTCGCCGAACGTCATTAGGACTAAACACACCGTGTTGTACGTACTTTGTGAAACCTTCTGCGCGAGATTTAAAATCTCCCCTATTTAATCGCTCTATATCAAACTCAAAAAAGTAACCTTGTGACTGTTGTTGACTCGTCAACAAATTTACATTCATAGAGCTTTCCCATCTCTCAAAGATAGGCATTAAAGTATCTGTAAGATATGCTAAATTTTCGTTTTCCACATTACTATATGTTGACCGACTCATGTCCATGAGCTTAGTCGGTGGGATCCTAAAGATTCGACAGATATCTAATACTGTCAGTTTGCGTTGCTCAACGAATTGGGCATCAGCCATAGACATTTGCACCTGCTGAAACTCCATCCCATCTTCAAGAATCACAGTCTTACCAGCATTTGATTGCCCAGCATAGTTATTCTGCCACTGGCTTCGTAACCTGTTTGCTGCATCTGCTGACAACACTTTTGGATGCTTTAGTACACCTGCAACTCTGGCGCCCTGCCTGGCACTTGAGCTTGCTTGTTTTTCTTGGCTCATACTTAAACCAATCGTATCTCTAGCATACGCTATTGGACTTTTGCCCTCAATGCCGCTTGAATATGGCAAGTATCGTAAATGCCACATAAACTCTGCTGGCATCCAATATTTCTCATCCTCTTCCGGCAGGTTCATTTGCGCACGTTCAAAATTTGTGCCGCGACTAATATGGTAGAACAAAAAACCATTTGCAGATTCATAAAGCGTAACTCTCGCAGGATTGATCGGAACTAATTCTTGGATCGCTCCTTCACTGTTATATACTTTCAGCGCGTAGGCGTTACCGTCCAGAAGCATAGACCACATTTGATATTCTTTTAATTCAAAAGGGCTTTGCCAGCTATTCGGCTTACGATTTAAAAGAATCTGCAAAGGACTTTTCATGACGATGCGGCGATTACCTTGGCTATCTTTCTGGAAAAGATTAACCGGAACTTTTGCCACATCTTGTGATAAGGCTGTTATAGCTCCAAGGACGCGAGGATCTTTAACTGCAGTTCCAGCACTAACATATATGCCAGAATCTGAAGTCAACCCCCCTTGAGATAGACTATCTAAAAGCCAAGCCGTGTCGCCACGCCCGACGGTTTTCTCGACAGTCTCACTCTTTGTCTCGCGTTCTCGGAGCCTAAACATTTTACGCCTTTTCTTTTATAGCTTTTTTAACTGGCTTTGTTTTTTCGGCCATTTCTACAGCTATGTTGCTGTAAATAAGTCCAGCCGCCTTATAAGGGCTAAATCCTGCGATCTCGCCAATGTTATAAGATCTATAATTTGCTTTAAATTTAACTGGAACTAAACCAGCACTATTAACTTTTAGTGTGTGACTTAGCTTTGTAACTGCTGCTTTTATTTCTTCTGTTGCCATAACGTCTTCCTCCCCTGCTATTTTAACAAAAAAAGGCGGCTAAAGTTCCCCCCAGCCGCCTTAAAAAATTTATATTATGAAATCCACTTAACTTGATCTAGATAGTACACTGCTTCATCGTGTCGAGCGTTAAAATCAAATCGACTTATTGCGCGAATCGCGATGCTGTCAGTAGCAAAAGTACTGACTAGGTTTCCACCAATCTGGTAGCTGCCAGTATCAGTTGACTTCAACTCAATGCCCATCGAATCTCCGAACAAGAATTGTCCTGGAGCCATCATGTATATCTCGGACTCGTTCGTTCCAGTACCTAAATTGTTAGGAATTTTATTAGAGATGTAGAATTTGTAGCCGTTAAGACTTCCACCGCTCATTTCTGGAAAAGCCTTATTACCGTTACCATCAAGCATGTCACGCAAAAAGATGTAACTTCTTGGACTCATTAGCCATACACAGTCACCAGGGATATTGTCTTCCATCAGCTTTTGCTCAAGAAAACCTAGATCTCCGCGTACTAACCCAACTTTAGCAGCTTGATTAGCAGCGCCTGACAAGTCATCAGCGTTTCTGACTCTTGTTCCGCCATCAGCGATTTCTTTGATTGAAGTTGGAGCTATAGCAGATCCGGTTCCGCGCAATAACTGCTCATCTTCTTTCTGAGCCATTGTCTGGACAAGATCATCGCGAGCCATTGCTTCAGCACCATATACATTGTCTTGTAACAATTCGCTAGTTAATGATGTCACTGACATTAATTTCTTAGCTGACAATTGAATGCTATCAAATCCCATGTCAGTAGCGTTAATCGCAGTGTTCTCGCCGATGAACTGGGCAGTTGCACTGCTGTTTTGTCTCGGTAGAGTTAACTGGCCCTGTGGTAAACCAATAGTTCTCAATGCTAATTTGCGAACAACAGTTTGATCACGAAGTAACTCTATCACTTCATTGGCAAAGTCTTCTGGAACAAGAACAGAACCTGGAGTACTACCAGCTTGCAAAGTCTTGGTGATTTCATGACGACGACCGTATTTCTTTACTAAGAAATCATGAGCGCCTTTCATGCCACCGCCGTTAGCAGCCATAGTTGCAAGTACCAAAGCACCAAACTTTTCGCCCTTGCCATCTAGGCGCTTGTGCGCAACAGTTACAGTGTCTTCTTTTCCGGCAGGAGGGACTGGAGTATCGTCTTCAGTCACCGCAGGAACAACTAATTTAGCTGATTTTTTCTCAAGCTCTAAAAACTCGATTTTTCTTTCGATTTCAGCATCCAATGCTTCTACTTCTTTTTTCAAAGCTTCATATTTTTCAGCTTCAAATTCTTCGCCAGACTTCTCATTAAGTGCTTTCATGTCACCGAGAAGCGCATGACGTTTGGCCTTTAGTTCCACCAAATTCATGATTTGTCTCCTTGTAAATTAAAAAGTTCGATTTCTCGGGTTCTCTGTTCTTGAGAAGCCTTTTCTTTTTGTATATTCTTTTGCTCTGCATTTTTCTGATCGACAGCACGTTGCAGCACAACAGCTTCACGATTCGAAGGGACAGATACAAACGAAAATTCCATTAATTCAGATTCTGTAATCTTCCAGACGCCATCATTCTGACGATCAAAATCTTTTGGCACGAAACCAATACTTGCTGTGTTAATAACTCCAGCTTTTATTAGACCGTAGATTTCGTCACTAGTTTTACTGACTCCGGCTTCTGGAAAAACAGCATCGGCGATCATCTGACCTTTTTGAATTGTCAGGTTTTCTGCTTTTGCTATAGGCATTGCATGATTATGATTCCAAAGAACCACTGGATTCTTTTTGTAGTAATTTGTGTCGATGCCTTTTAAGCTCATTGAATCACCATCGCGATCAACAGCTTCAGTGCTAATAACGACTTTTACGCGACGATCTTCATAATCACCATCGGCTTTGACAAATGCAACATCTTTATAGTGCTTTTTTAGTTCCATGACCTACCTGTAAATATAATAACATTAATTTTAACACAAACGTTAGATAGACAAGATCAAATTATTAAAAAACCACGGTCGGCTGTGTACACCGCACCTTCTTCTCGGTGATGATTTGCTCGGGCCAAAGCCATAATTGCGGCTACTGGGCCATCGATTTTTTGCTCATTTTTTAATTTACGAGGGTATATATTATCTTTTGCATCATACTTGCACACGACATTACTGAACATCCACTTAGTAACTGGATTGCCGTTATGTCTCCACTTTTGAGATCTAATCATTGCGTCGATGTCTTTCATCGGCTCAGAAAAGTTTGCAACAGTCGCACGCACCTCAATTACCGGCAAACCTCGCGCATCTAGCTCCAAGGCCATCTGCGTAGCTTGCCACGGATCATAGGCGATGTCACGTACATCGTACTTTTCACAATCTTCAACAATGCTATCGCGAATGTACGAAGCATCAATCATATCTCCAAAAGTCTTCTCCATCCAACCGTCGATTTCCCAGCCAGAATATTGACTGTTTCTGCTTTCTAAAATAGCGGCTTCCGGCAAATAATATTTTTCAAAACTGTAATAGACAAGTTCATTACCTTCTTCGACTGGAAAAAGATAAACTTTTGCAGTCACGTCAACTTTTGACGATAAATCAAGACCGATAAAACATGGCTGACCTTCAAAATCATCTAGGGTTTTTTCTGTCTGCATACAAAGATCATACTTTTCAAGATCCATCCAAGCATTATCAGCATTACACCAAACATTCAAATGTTTTGTCTTAAAATTGTTCTGCGCCTGGGGAGTCTGCATGGCCTTCTGACACAAACTTTTTAACATGTTCGGTTCAACTGACACTTCCCAATTGGGATTGCTTTTTACCCAATTCTTTTCGTCTGTCCAATCATCACCTTCATCAAGCGTGTAAATGATCCCAAAAAAAGCGTCATCTTCGTGGACTTGTTCTAATACTTGCTTAACGTAGCTGTGGACTTCATAACAAATGCCCGATAAATTAGTCCCAGCAGTAGTAATCGACCAAATCATGCTTTGCGGTCGCTTACCCAGGCCAGTCTCTAAAGCGTCATAAACATCGCGAGTCTTGTGTGCGTGCAACTCATCCACTAGCGCCATGTGGACATTAAATCCATCGATCGCCGCAGCATCACTTGCAACTGCACGAAAATA